ATAATTTCGCCTAATTTATATCCACCAAAAAAAGCCCCTGCCAACAAGGTAACTGGCGACATTACGGCGCGTAGTAATAGCCCACCTGCGCCCTTGAGTAGCCCCCCACCAAGCAATCCACCTAATAGCCCACCTGCAAAACTAGAGTTACCTCCACTTGAGCCACCTCTTGATGACATTCTAGCAATACGCTCAAGCAACCTAATTTGTCTGCGATTGTGGCGTTCTTCTTCGCGGCTTAATGGTTTATTTTTTTCTTTGCTTCTAAATCCGAAGGGGCGCAATGTAAATTCTGCAACTTTGCCAACAGGTTCTAATACCTGTCCTACCTCACGCATGGCCTCAATGCTTGGGTCAATACTGGATGTGTCGCTTGAAAAACCGTTTTTGATTGCCTGAACAATTTTGCCTAAAAATCCTTTTTTCTCATCTTCGCCACTACCAACAAAACGCCCTCTTGAATCACGTTGACGCACATTGTTTTGACTGACTGTATCGCTATTATTTTCTCTGTTATTAACACGCTCATTGTTAATGATTTGTGGTGATTGGCTATCAGTATTTTGTTCGCCTGTTTGTTGTGGCAGTGGTGATTGAGTGTTATTTGCATCTACGTTTGCGTTATTGCTAGACGAATGACCTGCACTGATAATTTGTGATTGTTGGCCATTATTCTGCTCATTTTGACCTTGAGCATTATTGATGGCTCTTTGACCATGTGACCGACTGCTTAACAGGGTTACAACCTGCTTTTGCGATTGCAATAAATTATCACTATTGGCAGCTATTTTAGCTGTATTTTGAGTCAATCTTGATTGATGTAAGGCTTGCTTAAAATCTTGTACAGGCGCATGGCCTAAAATATCCAGTATGCGTTGTACGTTAGTATCAATTTGAGCAACATCTTGACCTAGCTTTTTTACGCCCAACAAAAAACCTTGTTCATCGGCTTTTAAGCCAAAATCACGCTCTATGGTTGCCATTATTTAAGCCTCGCTTAAAAATTTTCGTCTTCTTCGGCATTACTTTTGTTAGTGTTATCGTCTTGTTGGTCATCTTGAGTGTCATCATCTGACGGTTGACCACCTGCACCACTCAAACTTTTAGCAATCGTTTTTGCTTGCTCAAAATCAAAACCACCCACACTTTCTAGTAGCATAGCTGTTGTTTTCGCATCTAAACCAACCTCTTTAATGGCTGATAGACTTTGACCAACTAGCGATAACGTATTCATTCTGTTCTGTTTGTTTTGGCTTGCCTCTGTTGCTGCGGCTGTTTGGTCTGAATAAAACTCTATTTGCCACGGATATTGATTTTCTTCAAACATTTCACCAAAACGATAACCCCAATCAAGATTGAGTAATTGATTAAGATAATCTGTTGCAGCTTGACGAATCATCATAGAACGGCGCATTGTTTGAATAGACGTACTTACAAAACCGCCATTGCCTAATCCGCCTGATAATAAGTCAGCCCACCCAACCATGCTAATATCTAAGCCTAAACCGCCGATTAACCGTCTGACGTTAATCATAAACACTTCAATGTTAATTGGGCTTGAGCGTTGGCCTTTAATATCGCCTAATGGATTTAATATCTGCTTTTCGTCCCATGTTGGCAAAACATGATATTGAGTACCCCAAATAGCATCACCGCCATTTAATGCTTCTTTGATGTGATTAGTATGATTAGTAACGATAGTCTCTAAGCCTTTTTTGTATTCCGCTTGTTGTGCTGGCGGCATACCTTGCATATTGAGTGTTAAAAATACTTGGTTCACACTGTCGGCTATTTGTTGGCTATTCATGGTTGCTAAAGCAAGCTGAACATTCCACCACGGTTCTTCAATCTCATACAAAAACGAACCGCCAATATGACTTGGTAAAATAGGGGCATCGGCAATAGTATCTGATTGCAATAATTTTTGAGTATTAACCGCCTCGACAATATCCATTTGCGGCACATGAGCCATGCGTGGAATCTTCATCCTTAACATTTGCACACGGTTTAATGCAGTCAATAAACGCTGCCAATTACGCTGTTCAAGCACATGATAACCAACAGTAATCCCTGCTTGCTCGTAGGCTTGTATTAACGGCGGATAGGTGTATTCATTGCAAAGAATGTTTAATACACCTACGCCTTTTTTGGCATAAATGCGCGTATAAGCATCACCAAAACTAATCGCGTCACGGCATATTTTAATGATATTGCTGTTAATAATTGGCTCTAAGGCTTTTTTTTGAATGTTTATTTTCTTTTGAATATCATTATATCGTTTGTTTCTAAATTCGTTTTTAGGAGTAACAAATACCATATCAGAACGTGCTTCATGTCCACCCAAAGCCGCAGTAACGTGTATTCCCATTGCCTCGCTAACGGTAGGGTCTTTTAGCATTAGTTCCCATTTGCTATAAATATCTTTGCGGTGTCTTCTAATGTTTTTATCGGAATCATTAGAACCCAATGCCCACGGTGCAACACCCTCATAAAGAGGGTTTAACTGTTTAACACCGTCAATATTTAGTTTATGGTCAGGACGCTTACCTGCCAAAGTTTGAATAAACCAATCGCCTAGCGTCTTCGCCATTTTTTAGCACCTATACGGATTAAGCAACCACTGTAACCACGTCATTAAGCGGAGATAAGGCGTTGTGTTGGGCAACATTATTCACAACATCTTGTGCAGCAACATCACCTGTAACCAAAATAACAACATTGTCATAACTTGGCACATTTAAGCCCGTTAATGGCTCTTTGTAGTTTAAATGCGTGTTGTTTGTTACCGTGATTTCGTGTTCGGTTGCAGTGTCGCCTAATACCGTCAAAATTGGATTTGTACCGTCAAAATCAGCCATGCTGCACCTCTAATAATGGGTTGTTTTGTTGCTCAAGATTGAATAAAGCTGTTTTCTGTTGAAGTTCGCCTAAACAATAAATAGTGACTTGACCATAAGGCTCTATCACTGTTCGCGTAGAAGGCTCATAAACTCTTAGATGTGATTGATTTTTTACCACCAAAACAAAATTCGGCTTTTGCTTGGCTTCAACCTCATATTCTTGTTCTACAGACTCTAAAACAACATCATCCTGTGTTTCTTTTTTTCGTGGCTTTTTAGCCTTGACTTGACCAGCCATAAGTCACCTCTTAAAAAAAAGGCGTAACAACAACTCGCTATTGTTACGCCTAAAACACCGATTAAATACCGATAGATGGTAAGTTAATCATGTCGATAACGGCAACTTGGTCAGCGTAACGGCCAATCGGATTAACGTCAGCAGCAATGCGAGCATGAGCAGCTAAGTTAATTTCTAAGGGGTCACGCTTGGCTTCAAGCACCTGCATTGGGCTTGCAATATGGCCAACAAACGGATTACGCACAACTTCATTACCACGGCCAACCAACAACATCGAAGATGTTTTGTCGGACTCAGCACATAAGCGGCTTGCATTTGGCGCATGGTAAACATTAGTACCATCGTTTAATGTACCAATACGAACAATCTCACCGTAACCAGCATAAGGCGCGTTAGTGGTTTTGAAGAAATCACTCATTAAAGTACGCATAAATACGGCAGCCGTGTCGCCAACATATAAGTCAAATGCACCTGTTGCTCCGCCAGCCGCCTGTTTAACAACTAATTGAGCATAGCTAATGGTTTTTAAGGCTTCTTTAACTAATTGGCCAGTTTCGTTATAAGCAGCAGACAAATTACCAGTTACGCCACGGCTTGCATCAAATTCGTAAGAACGACCTTGTGCAATCGCACGGTCACGACCTTCGCTTAATAAACGAATTGTTTGCTCTAAATAGTATTTAGATTGCAAAGCCATCATTGCCGCAGCCGTTAAACTGACGTTTAATTCATTGGCCAATTGAGTCAATGTGTTGATGTTTGCCGACACCCCAAACGAAACTGGAGCAGCTAACAATTCGCCATATTCAGGCTTGAGGCTTAAACCAGCTAAGGGCAACAAACGGTTAATTTTGTTGGCATCTTTACGCTCAAAATCTAATACCACATGGGCATAGGCTTTTACACCTACAGGTAAAGCAGCACTAAAAGTCACTACAATTTCGTGAGTATCAAAATCAACGGTACTACCTGTAACAGTATAGGTTGTTGCACCAATAGTCACACCAGCAGTCGGCAATAAGCTAAATGTACCTTTGCGGTCTTCTTCGCGGCGTTGGCGGCTATGCGCCACTTCTACGCCGTTTACACGGATAGACACATGGTTTGGCAAGAATGGTGCTAAAGCGGAGGTTGCATCAGGTGTTTTAGCATCATAATTTGCATAAGCGACACGAGATATTACTTCATAAGTTGAACCAGTATCTAAAGCCATTGCGAACTTCATGTGACTATCAACGTAAGGTAGTGATGCGTTTTCACCGTCAATATAATCACCTTCTACCATTGCACCACGAGTACGGTCAGCTACATAACGAGCTGCAACAATTGGCACTAAGTTAGAACCATTGATATTTGGGATATACGCCACGGCTGGATTCGCTTGCGAAATAAACGCAGCAATAGTTGTCACAGCCAAACTAGGTACAATCGCGTTGGTTTCATGTTCAATGTTGGTAATATCATCGAATACATGGGTTTCTTTATAACCACCAATCGCTTGTTTAGCAGCATACAAGGCGGCAGTTAATACATTTGGATTTGGCATTTCGCCGCCATTTTTGGCCTTGTATTGCTCAATACCATAACCAACAGAATCAAAAATATCTTTGTGAAAGTCAGTATCAACCGCATCAAAAATATCTTTTAACACTTGAGGGGCGTGTTCGGTATTGAGACTATCAAAGCCATCAACAGAAGATTGACCAAAAAAACGGGATACTTCATAAATGGCTTTGTTTTGTTGTTCAATAATTTGAGTTTGTTCGCGTGACATAATTAAAACCTTTTTTGACTATAAGAAACGATAAACGAATCTTAAAACACAAAAAAAGGCGTTAAAAATGCACTTCCGAAGTTTGGGGGTATTAAAAAATTGATGACCTATTGAAAACCAATGCTCCTAAATAAATAAATCCTCGGTTAAAAGTAACGGCAAAATTACTAGCCAGTTTGATTTTTGAGTTAGTGTCCAATAGCAATCCACCAACCTTTTGTAATCTCAGGTATAACACCCGAAGGGTCGCCACCAGCACCCACCCATGTAAAGCTCGCTTTTGTCATATTCTTAACAGATACAATCTCTGCTCTGTCTGGGTCTGACACTGCATCGCCTGTACACTGTACGTTATAACAAACTGTTGAAAATGTAGTAGGGAATGTTATTAACGCCTCCACATCAACCACGTTGGAATTATAACCCCATTGTATTGTTAAGCCGCCAAGCCACGTTGGAAGTTTTATATACCCATCTTGTGTTTTGCTTATATCAAATCCATTTAACAATTGTGCTGCATCGGGGTATTTATCCACCGTGCCTACCAACAACTCCGCTAACAAAGACTTTTCAACAATACCTGCCACTGTATCAGTAGCTATTGTTGGTAACGTAGGAATCGCACCTGCCACTGCATCCAACTGCCCTTTATTCACCGCATGACTAGCACTTGTACCATCAGCCACACTAAACGTCTCAGCAGCATCACCATTTTTATTGGCTTTTGTTGGTAACACATTTGCGACTGTATCAAGTTGGTTTTTTGCCACGGCATCATCCGCATCTACTGCATTAGACACCTTAAAGCGTTGCGTGTTATCCCCATTCTTTGCGGCTTTTGTGTTTTGTAAATTATCGTCTGCATTACTTCTAGTTGTTGCCTCGGCATCTAATTGCCCTTTATTAACCGCATCTTTGGGGTCTGTAGCATTGGCAACTTTTAGGCGTTCTGTATCGTCATTGATTCGCTTATATTGTGCGTGAGGATGCTCGTGTGCGGTATGCTGATTCATCAGTGTAACGGCTAAAGGCGAATTAACATCAAGCATCAAGGTAATGTTATCAACATCATCTAAACTAAAACCAAAAGTAATAATCGTAATAACTTCGTTAATTAACTGCACTAATGGGACTGTTGTCGATGACGCTACGGCAAAAAGTACGTTATTTTCATCAAACAATCCTATTTCGTAAATATCTGCCGTAATCGTACTGTTTAAGTTTACTGTAAATCTTAGGGTGTGCGTAGTTGGCTCAATCTCACCGCCATTAACTAAATAACGCTCCAACTCATTATCTAAGGCTGTCATCGTTGCAGCCTCAATTGACGCATCGTATAAGCCACCATTGGCTGCATCACCCACAGCAATATTTTTAATCTGTAAGTCTAAGCCTAAGTTATCTGCATTAAGTGCCGCCGTGCGACCAACATCGGTTAAATAAAATTGAATAGCCATAAGAAACGCCCAAAGATGACATGATATTTTGGGCATTTTAAGACTGATTTTACTATTTTTTTTTGCGACTTCCGCTAAAGGCTTTGCACTTGAGCCTCTAATAAGTTCCAGTTATCCTGTTGTGCTTTGTCGCTGACAAAATACCCCTCGCTAAACGCCTCGGTATAGCTCACTTCTTCCAAAAACAAATAAGCAAAAACATCGGATATATCAGGCGATTTAATACCTTTTTTGTGCATTTCTTCTTTCGATAACACCTTAAATCGGGCGTTATCATCAAAAGTATAGGGGATGCGCGTAATTTGTTCGGCTATTTTGGCCTTAAACTTAGGTGTATGTATTTTGAATCTACCTTGAGCAATGGCACGGCTTAAACACACATTTGCCTGACTGCGCTTGTTTGCATAGTCTTTGCGATTTTCGTTGCTAAAGCACTGGCCACCCCATTTAGCGGACTTGTAATAAAGCCCTTTGGATTTTAACTCTTGACCCAGCAATAACCCTGCGCCGTTATCATCCACTACCAACGAGGCATTAGGATAAGTGGTCATACACTCATCAATAATCGCTAAAATCTCGTGAATGGTGTCTTTGTTTTTGCAAAGTGGTATATCTACAATCTCAGCACGTCTTGCATACTCGCCATGTGTCGCATAACCCCACACTTTAGCCACACAAATAACGCTATCGTCTCGGCCTACACCACCGCCCACGTCAACCGTAATAATATAACCGTAATCGTCATGCTCTCCGTGTTTAATTGCCTCGCCCTCGTAGCAATTTTCTATTTGTGTTCGTGTTACTAAAAACTCGTTGCTTAAATCAGGGAATAAACCACGAACACGAATCATATAGCCTGCATCTTCGCGGCTACCGTACTTCTCAAGCATTTCTTGCAAGGTCTTTTCGTTGACAATCGGCGATTGCTCACCGTTGAAAACCAAACTCACCCATGACCCACCTGCTCGATGACTCAAACGATGATGCGTTTCATAAAAAAATCCTGCGTTTCTGGTTGGTTGGCTTGTTAAAACACACCTATTACTTTCATGGGTTAAAGCACCCAAAGCAACATCATAGATTTTGTCGTCTATGCCGCTTGCTTCGTCACACCATAAAAAATAGTTATCGCCATGCTGACCTGCAATCGTTGTTGGGTTATGTTTTGATGCTGTTTTGGCTATAACGTGCCACGTTTTATCATAGCCTTTGATATATACTTTTTCTGAAAATATCTCGACATACTCAGCAAGCCAACTTAATGAGCCATTACGCAAACGTGCCAAGCATTTACTAATTTCCTTCCACACAATAGCGCGTAATTGAGTGATGGACGGTGCTGTAAACAACATCACACTTTCTTCAAAAAATAATAAATGCCAAAGGGCAACGACACCTGCTGACGCGCTCTTGCCTGTACCATGACCTGACGAGACCGTTGTTCTGCCACCATCCAAAGCAATCGAGCTAAACAATAAATCTTGTTGCCACGTTGGGGTCATATCAAGGGCTTCAATCATAAATCGCGTAATGTCGTAACGATAACGCAAGCAAGCCTCTTTCCACTCTACAAGCGTTTTTAAATCTGCAAGCATATCAATAGCCTATTGTTTACTTACTGCTATTTTAATCGTGTGGAACACTGCAAAATTAAGCACTTCCTTTGTGTCAAAATAGGCTATTAGCAAATTTGAAAAAGGCAAATGATTATGTTTTACCGTGCAAAAATCTTGAGTTATAACGCGCAAAATCGCACGGCCAACGTACACATTGTCGGCCTAACAGACGGTGCAGAAGATGGATTAGTAGCAACTTTTGCTTACCCCGTGGGGGATGATGATAGGGACACCGAATTAAAGATTGTTGCAGGTAACGATTGTTATGTTTTTTTTGAGAGTAACGACCCTGCACGGCCTGTTATTGCATTTTATGCAAGTCACGGCACAGGTGCTTTAACCGATATTAGACGTATCCAACAACAAAACATTGAGCTATTGGCACAAATAAAAGCAACGATTGAGGCTAAAAACATTGAGCTTAAAGGCAATGTCAATACTTATGGCTCTCAATACATTACAAAAAGCCTGTCAGTGGCAACAGGGGCGACAGGCACTTTTTCTAACTTTTTAGGACAAACACTCACTATTATTGACGGTATTGTGATTAACATTGTTTAGAGGTATTTATGAGCGACATTAACATTGACTATATCAACTCTCTAATTGACAAAATCAACGCATCAAGCAACTGCAACGAACTACAAGAAAACATTGATTTTGTGATGGAACGGTTAAACAAACAAATGCAGTCATTAAGTGACCAACTAAGCAAAGCAAGCGGTATTGCTGCATTGTTAGAAATACCTACAAATCCCATTTCGGCTGTATTGTGGATTAAGAACTTTATTGAAGGCGTATTGATGCCAATGTATCAGCCATATTTGACAGCTATCGCCCAAATCACGGCATTGGCAAATGCGATTCAAGATATTATTGCCAGCATCAATGCAAAACTTAATACTATTCAAGGCTGCTCTATTGATATTCCAAGCATTGATATTCCTGTTATTCCACCGCCTGTATAAGCACTGGAAGCTCACAAAAACAGCTCTTAAAACACGCGCATAATACTGTTATTCCTTGTTTTAAGAGTTTAAACACATGAAAGACATTAAAGAAGATGCTAACAGCTTAAAAGGCTTT